TAGCTGAAGTAGATGACACTAGTGATGCTGATAAACCAGTTAGTATAGCTACCCAGGCTGCTTTAGATGATAAAGCTAGCTCAACCGATCTTACTAACCATGTAAATGACACTACTAACCCACATAACGTAACTAAAAACCAGGTAGGTTTAGGTAATGTTATTAATGAATCTAATCAAAAAGGCTTTCTCCAATACCAGAATAATAATACACAGAATGCTGATGTAGGTAGCGGCTGGACCACACTAGCTTTTCAAGTAAATAGAGATTCTTTTCCTAATAGTCTTTTTACTAAAACAAGTAACACTAATTTTAGAGTAGATTTTGCTGGGTATGTAAAATTTAATCTATCACTAGTAGTAGATACAGCTTCTAATGATAGGGGTTTTGACGCTAGGGTTTTAAAAAATGGAACAGCTTTGCCGCAGGCTACTTATTTAGGTTTAACTGCTGATAAATCAGATAATGACAGGCAGGCACAACTAGGGGCAAGTGTTTTTGCAGAATGTTCTAATGGTGATATTTTTACAATCCAATTACAGGCAGCAGAAGACTCACAAGTAAGAATACTAACAGGTGGGGCTGTTTTTTCTATTGAAGTTTTTAGGATTAATCCGTAATGATTGAAATTAAGTTAAGTGACTATTCAGAATTTAAAGCTAATATTTCTACCAAAGGTCTGAAACACTTTAGTTATGTTAAAGATAAACGTATTAGACTTATAGCTATTGATGGTCCACTTTACTATACACACCACCTGGCACCTAAGAATGAAAAAGATTATGAAGAAAATTTAAAGGCTTCAGCTAATGGTAAAATAGGTGATGAAGTAGTAATAGCCCCCTTTGCTTCTAAAGGTAAAAACCACTTTAGGGGTAAGGGTGTAAAGCTGTTATGCCCTAAAGGTGAAGCTACTAATATTGACTATGCTATTCCAGCAGGCACTTTTAGATTTAATGGTATTGAAGTATTAAATGGTGACTATGGTGATGAAGTACAGCTTCAAATTGTAGACACGGTTGCTGGTAGCTATTCAGGTGTACCTAGCTATGTATTAGACCAATTTGGTGACACCTGGAATATGTCTAAAGAATTAAAAAAAGTACTACCCTATGAAGCCACTATTTATTCAGGCATGATAATTAGGGTTAAGTACACCAATAATACTGAAAATGATAAAATGGTTTATGTGAACCATGACCTGCACCTGGTGGCTTAATTATGTTAAGTAGTTTTTATAAATTCATACTTAGAAAAACTACCCCCTTCATAAAGTGGGTAGGTAAAATACATTCACCGTGGTCACGTAAACTAATAAATGGAAAATTCTACTATACAATAAGGGAAAAAGTAGAACCAGGGACGGTACTACTTACCACTACCTATGGTGAACTGTCTAACTTAATAAACCCAGTAAGTGTTAAGCACGGTGCCATTTATATAGGCAAAACTACTGATGACATTTGTTATGTGACTGAAGCTGTAGGTAGTGGTGTTGTAAAAACAGACCTGGTGACCTTTTTAACTACTAAAGACGTAGTTATAGCCTTAAAGCCTAACTTCTTAACTGAAGCTGATAAGGCACTGTTATTTACTGAAGCATCTAAATTTTTAGGTATTCCCTATGATTACCTTTTTGAAAAGGGTAAAAAATCACTGTACTGTTTTGAAAATATAGTAAGTGTGTTTAAGGCTTTAAGACCTGAACTTAATTATAAGAAAAATGAAATAGTCAAGGGTAAGGCTGTTTATGATTCTAGTACTTTTTTATCAGATAAAGAACTGTTTACAGTCTTATTTGATAGTAGGAAAATGAAACTATGAAACGTCAAGACTTTTACACAGTAAAATTAAACCTAGATGATGTGTCTGTTAGGGTAAAAGATTACACCACCCCTTCAGTACCTATGGCTTTAACTGCTGGTCAGTACATGCACGTAGGATATTACAAAGCATTTAGGCAGTTTTATATTGACTTCAAAGTATTGAATGCTGTGGCTACTAGCCTGGTATTTGAATATTATAATGGTGCTGCCTGGGTAGCTTTACCTGATATAGTAGATGAAACTGAAGACTTTATTAAGTCAGGTTTTATGTATTGGAACAGACCAGGTGACTGGGCACCAGTAGAAATAGATGGTGATGAAAATTACTATATTAGAATTTCTGCACCTGATGACTTAACCCCTGAAACAGAACTAAACGGTGTGAATGTACTTTTTAGTAATGATATTGATTTAGTGGGCATCAGGTCTAATATAGTTTCTAAACATAACAATGATGAACCTTGGATTGAAAAACATGAAGCTGCTAGAAAGCATATTATTCAGCAGTTTAGAAATTTAGGGCACCGTAAAGTTAAACAGGCTAATGGTGATGAACCTAATGTACTTTTCACTGGTGAAAAAGAAGATAGCCTTGACTTTTCTGACCTTACACAGTTTGATTTATTTGACCCTTTTCAGTTACGTGAAGCTTCTAAGTTCTTTGCACTATCCTATATTTACTTAGATGAACTATCTGATGAAAATGATGATAAGTGGGAAAGGGCAGGGTTAAGGCATGATAAACGTGCTGATGAAGCTTTGAATGTCTTCATGCTTAGGATTGACACCAATGACGATGGTGAAGAAAATGAAGAAGAAAATATGGGTGATACTGGGACTAATTTAACATGGGTATAGTAGAAGAAATTCAAACTGCGGTTAAGGCTTTGCTGCCAGGTCTAACTGATAATGGTAAACAATTAGATTATGAATATGACATAAATCTAAATAGTGACAGGGGTTATGAAAACCGCTGGGGGTTTATACCTGGACCTGCTACATTTGCTGAAGGTAGGGCTATGGGCTTCACTACAATGAACCATAATTATCAGCTAATTCTAACTGATGATTTTCAGAATAAAGATTGTGATGTGGTGCAAAATAGTACACTAATGGGTATGTATAATAAAATTCAGGGTACCCTTAAAGAACTTCAAAAAAGTAAGTTAGCTTTACCCACCCCAGGCAATAGAGTACTATTAATTAGTGGGCTGGCTATAGATGACCCTGAATTTAATGAAGATAATTCAGTAGCAGCCTTAAGGGCTAATTTTGTAATACAATATCAATATAGGAATAACTAACTAAGGAAGGATAAGATGGGTTATGGTTTAGTAGCTGATGAAGGCAGCGTTTACGTAGAAAAAGAAGTAACAGAAGGTGAATACGTTGCTGAAACTGAAGGTGCTAGTGCCCTGGAAGTTTTAAGTGACGGTTTAGAATTTACACCTTCAAAAGAATTACTTGAAAGGAATAATAGAACTGCTACTGTAGAAAAAGTACCTGCTAGGGTAGGTCAAAAGTCTATGGCTGGTTCTATTCCTATTGAATACCGTGCAGGTTCAGCAGAAGGTGATGCACCTGAAGCTAATGACCTTTATGAAGCCATGTTAGGTGGTAAACGTGTCATCACTTCTACTATTTCTGATACTGGTCACACAGTATCACGTATTCAGTTAGCTGATGGTGATGGTGCTAAATATAAAATTCATGACATTGTAAAAATTAAAGAATTTGCTGAAAGTGGTGCTGAAGATCATGTTAGCCCTATCACTGGTAAGTCTGAAACACCAGGCGATAACTACATTGACCTATTAGTACCAATGGGTGCAGCCCCTTCTGATAATGTAGAAGTAGCACCAGTTACTATGTATTTTCACCAGTCAGGTGCCCCTACTGTTTCAGTTACAAACTATCTAGGTGGTCAGATTCGTGAAAAAGCTATTGGTATGCGAGTAACTTCTGCTGAAATTTCTAACTTCAGTACAGGGCAGTTACCACAGGTTACCTTTGCTATGGAAGGTCTGAACTATGAACGTGAAGTAGGTACACCACTTTTTGCTTCAGAATTTGATAGCTCACTACCACCTGTAGTACTTTGTTCTAAAATTTACCAGGACGATGTAGAATTAGTACTTAATAACTTTGGTATGACCATGACTAACACCCTAGGGTTTTTAACTTCTACGGCTTCATGCCAGGGTAAAATTAGTTCACGTATTACTGAACTAGTTACTACATTTTCAGCTAATCCGTACATGGAAGATGACGATGTAGAACAGTTTGAAAAATTTGATAAAAACACTGCTTTTAGTATCTTTGGTTCTTCACATAACCCAGGTGCTACTTCTAAAGATGAACACTTAGAAATTGTAGCTTTTTATATGCCTAACTGTAGAAGTACTGAAATTACTACAGGTGATGAAGATGGTATTTTAACTGATGCAATTAGTGGACAGGCGTATAAGTCTAACGGTAATGATTCGGTATTTCTAGCATTTATCTAAGCTTGTAATAACAATATATTTTTTCTATAGTTAAGGGGTACAATTTTAGTACCCCTTTTACTTTATAGGAGAATAACAAAATGGCTATTGTAGTAAGCCCTATGGGCAGAATTTTTAGAATTGAAATTTCACATGAAGAAGAAAAGATTAGTTTTGACTTGAAACAATTAGACTATAAAACTAAAGCAAAAATTACATCACTAGTAACTAGTGTAGAAAAAGGGCAGCTTCAAATAGATGCGGCTTTACAGGTGTTCTTCAATCTAAAGCATGGTTTAAAAGCCGTGTCAGGGCTAACTGATGAAAATGGTAATGCCTATGCCCTTAAGTTTGAAGATGCTAAAAAGACTGAATTAACTGATGACTGTGTAGATGAACTTTTAGCTACTGTACTATCAGATAATCTTCAATATTCAGCCAGGGCTTTATCAGGTTCAGTTATGCCTACTGAAATTGTACACCCCCTTACACAGAAAAAAATTGAAGGTGTAGAAGTAATACCCCCTAGTGAACTTAAGGGTGTTACAAAAAAGTAGTAAGCCTCTATGAAGTGGCTACTATTTGGGACTATGTAAGCTACAGAATAGAGGCTGAAAGTTACTTAACTATCAGTGAAACAGCTATTTTATTGGCTTCTATAGAATCACGTTTAGACCCTAAAGCGTTTGACTGTGGTACCTGTATAATGCAGTATGGTAAATCAGCAAAAATGCAGGGTAAGTCAGACCGTAAACGTCAATCTAAAGGCTGCTTTGATCTAAAAACTAAAAGTTACAGGCTAGAAAATATTAGATACAATAACTGTATAGGTAACCACACGGTACCCATTGATTTTATTGTAGATGCTTTTCTACATTATGAAAAAGGTGGGCTACCATTTGAAGGTACTTTAGGTGACCAGCCAAATAAAATGATAGAAATATTTGACATGTTTCACCGTAGAAGGAATGAATTTACAAAAAAGAACGCTAAATAAGGAAGTTTAACGTGCCTAATACTATAAGTGTAGCCATTGAGCTAGAAGGTAAAGATGCCTTACGAACCTTAACTGCATTAAATAAAGGTGTAAAAGATTTAGGTAAAACAGGTACCCAGTCTATTAAATCAATGGACGTAGCACTAGGTAGTTTTGTGGGTAACTTAGGTGCCCAGGCTGTACTTAAGTCAGTACAGTTAGTAAGTACTGCTTTTCAAGACGGTGCAAAATCAGCTTTAGATTTTGGTAAAGCTGTAGCAGAAATTAACTCTATTGCACCTAGAACTGCGGCTGAAACTTTAGCACTTAAACAGCAGTTAGTAGGGCTGTCTAATGAATTTGGTGGTGAAGCTCAAAAACAGGCACGTGCATTTTATAACATTGTATCAGCAGGTGTACAGGGCACGGCAAAGCAGTTAAATGTTTTAGAAACTGCTAATAAAGCAGCCGTGGCAGGGCTAGTAGATATTGATACTAGTGCCAGGGTTTTAGTAGCCTCAGTTAATAGTTATGCCCAGTCAGGACTAACAGCCAATGAAGCCAGTGATATATTATTTACTACTGTTAAAGAAGGTATAACTACTTTCGGTGAATTATCTAGTAGTATAGGTACAGTAGCACCTTTAGCCGCAGCCGCAGGGGTATAATTTTCTGAACTAGGTGGTACCCTAGCATTCTTAACTAAATCAGGTGTTAGTACTGCTGAAGCAGCCACAGGTATTAGGGCATTATTAACTTCAATTATTAAACCTGCTGAACAGGCTTCACAGGCTGCTAAAAAACTAGGTATTGACTTTTCTACAGCAGCCATTAAGCAAAAAGGCTTTGTAAATGTTCTAAAAGAAATTAAAGATGCCACAGGCGGCAGTGAAGCTGAACTAGCTAAACTATTCCCTAATGTAAGGGCGTTAGGCGCAGCTATTCAAATTACATCAGGTAACTTTGATGACTTTGTTAGAATTTTAGAAAATACAGGGGCAGCTACAGGGGCTACTGATAAAGCACTAGCCGTAATTACTGACAGTGCTGCTTTTCAATTTGACAAACTAGTTAACCAACTTAAAAACTTTCCTACAGCTATACTTACTAATTTTGAAGAACCATTAAGTGATGGTCTAAAAGCCATTAATGAATTTGTAGGCGGTCAGGGTGTCCTACTTCTAGTAGATGCGGTAGATGGTATTATTAGTGCTTTTCAATTCTTTAATTCAGCAGCCAGTGAAGTAGATCAGTTTTTTAACTTTATTGCCGCAGGGGCTTTGAATACGGCTAAAGCCTGGAATGAATTTTTATTATCAGTAAACAGTGCTAGACAGGCACTAGCTGAATTTACAGGTGAAAGTGACCATTTAGAAAATCTTAAACAGCAGGAAGAAGGTTTAAGAAAAAATATTCAAGTGTTAGACCAGGCAGTTATAGCTAACCAGCAGGCTACACTTAAAATTCAAGCTGAAGAAGAAAAACGTTTTAATGTAGCTGAAGACTTTAGAAAAAAGATTGAAGCAGGACGTGAAGCACAGGTAGCTGCTGAAGATGCTAGACGTGAAGAACAAAAAGAAAAAGATAAAGAAAAAGCTGAAAAAGAATTAGAAGCAGCACTAGAAACTGAAACAGTTAAATTTGAAGCTATTCAAGAACTTAAAGCTGCACAACGTGAAGAAGAAAAAGAACTAGAAGAACAGGCTAAACTAGAAAAAGAATTAGCCCAGGAAGAAGAATTTAAGTTTTTAGCTAAAAACTTAGGTAAAGAACGAACGCTACGTGAACTAAATAGAATTAAAAACATTGAAGATGAAGGTAAAAGACAAAAAGAACTTAAGAAACTAAGAGATAAAGCCAGGACAGAAGAAAAAGCTAGTATTTTTTCTTTACGTCAGTTTGAAGATTTAAGTAACCGTGAAAAGATAGCTGCGCAGAAGTCTACACTTCAAACTATTTCTACCCTAAGTCAGTCTTCTAATAGTGCCCTTTTTGCTATTGGTAAAGCTAGTTCACTGGCTTTAGCCGGTATAAATGTGGCTGAAGGTGTTACCAAAGCCCTGGCTGCATTCCCACCACCTTTTAACTTTGCTGCGGCTGCGGCTGTAGGGGCTGCTGGTGCTATCAATATTGCTAAAATTGCTAGTGCTAAACCGCCTTCTGCTGGTAACTTTCAAAGCGGTGGTATCGTAGAAGGCTCTAGTCAGTCAGGTGACCAGCTAACTGCTAATGTAAATGGTGGTGAAGCTATATTTAATAGAAGACAGCAGCAAAACCTTTTTAGGGCTGTAGACCAGGGTAATTTAGGCGGTGGTAATAATATAACCATCAATAACCCTATGTTCATGAATGAAGAAATGGTAGATGAAACTATTGATTTAATAAATGACCGTGTAGAATTTGGTAATAAAAGGCTGACAGCCAGTGAGGTAGCATAAATGAACTTCAAAGGTAACCAGTCTAGGCACCCACTGTACAGTACTTGGAATGACATGAAACGTAGATGCTACGTTGAAAGTAGACCTGAATACATAAATTATGGCGGTAGGGGTATTGAAGTTTGTAATAGATGGTTAGGTGACTTCTGGTTATTTGTTAAAGACATGGGTAAAAAACCTAAAGGGTATTCACTTGATAGAATTGATAATGACGGTCACTATTGCCCTGAAAATTGTAAATGGTCCAGTAGAAAAGAACAAAATAAAAATAAAAGAAATGAATATGTAAATACAAAACATAAAAATATTTATAAAGTAAGTACAGGCTATCAAGTAATTTTAACTAAACCTAGAAGAAAATATATAGGTACTTTTAAGTCATTACTAACTGCTAAAAAAGCACTTAAGGGGGTGTCTTATCAACTTCATTCCTAAAATAGAGTACACACAAAGGGGTACAGGCACCCCTTTAGTTTTAACCTTTGATAGCCCCCCTGAAGGTGACCCCTTTGGTGAAAGTTATAAAGATAATAAAGTAGTTACCAGGTCAAACAATGGTACACCACAAACGCAGTTTAACTACACCCTTAAAACATTTGGTGTAGAATTTATTTTTCAATCTGAAAGTGTAAAAGATGATTTTATTACTTTTAGACAGACAGCAAAGTATGGTGCTACCTTTAAATATTTTCCTTCTTCTGATGAAGCTGAATATGAAGAATTTACCCTTGACGGTAAGGGTGTAGAAATTAGTAGACCTATACCAGCAGCCACACCTGGTGAATTTGAATATGACTTTAAACTGTCAATGTCTAGGGTATTCTAATGGGTTACAATGATGAAGCCGTAAAAAAAGATTTAGAACTAAATGTAGTAGTTACTGTAGACGGTGTTCATTATGCCATGAAACAGCCTGACAGTGGTTTAGTAATTGATAGTGATAAATTAGTAGTAGATGACCCACGTGTTAATGGTGTCACTATTGACATTAGAAAAGTCAGTACACCTATTGGTACCTTTTCCTTTAAAGTTAAAGAAGATAATGAAGACCCTAATATGAGTACTATTATCATGCAGGACGCTACCCAGTGGCTTAAAAAAGAATGTGTGGTTAGAACAGGGTTTTTAACAGGTTCATTTGATATAGCCGATTATAAAGAAATAGCTAGGACCAGGGTAAATAGAGTAACTAAAACTAGAAATGGTTATTCTATCAAAACTAAAGAAGTCACTGGTTTAGTAGATGAAGAAGCCCTAAACATAAACGATAGCCTTCAAACTTTCATGTTAGATACCACCTTAAGTTTAGATGTAACTGATGGTAGTCAGTACCCTAATTCAGGTATTCTAAATATTGAAGGTGAATTTATGTCGTACACCAGTAAGACTGATGACACCTTAGAAAATATAACTAGGGGTATTTTTGGTACTACGGCTGAAGAACATGAAGTAGGTGAAGCTGTATTTTTAGTTACACCAGCCCTACTAACTAACCCTATAGACCTAATGCTTCAGGTAATGCTATCTGACCAGGGTGATAACACTAATGACCCTACCTATGATGTATTAAATGGTGGTCTAGGTATTTCACCTGATGATGTAGATATAACTACCTTTGAAGAAATACGTGATGAATTTTTTGTAGGTGAACAGCATGATTATTATGTTTATGATAATTCATCTATGCTTAAATTCTTAGAACGTACAGCCTTAACTGCTACAAATACCAGACTTATAACTATTAATGGTAAAATAAGTTTAGCCCTTTTAGATCAGGTAGACTTTGAAGAAGAAATACCCATACTAGATGAAAGCAGTATTAAAGGTACACCCACCTGGTCACTAGATGAAAATAAAGTAGTGAACAGAATAGAAGTAAGTTATGACTTCAATCTAGCGACACAAAAATATGAAAGTCTTACGGTTTTTGAAGATGCTGAAAGTATAACTAACTTTGGGTTAAAGAAGCCGTTAAAACTTAAATTTGAAGGTGTAACTTCAGCTTTAAATGGTGGGGCTATTGTATCTGACCGTGCTAATAGATTACTGGGTAGATTATCTACAGCCAGGGGGTCTATAACTGTTAGTTCACATTTTGATGCTTCTACTTTAGATATTGGTGGTAATGTTCAATTAGTTCACAGGTTCTTACCGCAGCAGGGGGGTACATTAGGTTTTTCAGACAGACTAGAAATTATGAGTAGGTCCATTGACCTAAAAAAAGCTATAGTCAAGACTAAATTAGATTTTACTTCTTACACAGGTATTAGAATAGCCTTCATAGCTCCTAGCCCTAGAATAACCAATGTTATTAGTAGTAAAAGCGTAGAAGTAGATAATGCAGAATGTCTAAAAGTAGGGTATTTAATTAAGTTATTTAAAGATGGTCCTATAGTTGACGGTGACCCTACTATAGACAGCTATTTACCTGATGATATTAACATAATAGAATCTATAGTAGGTAATGTAGTGAATTTTACCAGTGACTTTGTGAGTGTTTTAGGTACTGAC